ACACTATTAGATAGTGCTGGTGCAGCTTTGTATAGTGTAGATGATGTTTTTGAAGCTTCTTACAGAAGCAGTGCAGGTACAACTAGTCAATCAGATAGTCCATTAACAAAAATTTCTAGATCAACATATTCTTCTTTATCAAATAAATTAGCACAAGGACAACCTTCACAATATTGGGTCCAAAGATTTATAGATAGAGTTACTATTACTTTATACACAACACCAAGTTCTAGTCAGGCTGGTTCTAGAGTACAATTTTATTATATGAAAAGAATTGATGATGCAGGTAGTTATACTAATGCAACTGATGTTCCTTACTATTACATTCCTTGTATGTGTGCAGGTTTAGCTTATTATTTAAGTTTAAAATATGCACCAGATAGAACACAAAATTTAAAACTTCTATACGAAGATGAACTATTAAGAGCGGAGGCAGCGGATGGGTCCAGCAACAGTACTTTTGTTACACCTAAGACCTACTATCCTAGCGTTTAATTATGGCAAGATATGCACAAGGAAAATACGCATTAGCAATATCTGACATTAGTGGCCAAGCATTTCCATGGAATGAAATGGTTACACAATGGAATGGTTTATTTGT